CAAATTTGTAAAGGTGAGTTCGCAACACACAAACTTTTTATGTATATGTTACTCTCAACCTGAATTTTTGTTGAGACTAAAATAAATCTTTCAATTGAGATTTAAGTTGAAAATTGTTCTGCTTAATTATACCACATGGGGTTTCCAAAAAAAGCTAAAAGATTAGCCATGCGTAAAGCTGTTTTATACTAGTTGAATCTAGTACCAAGTACAATTTAAAAAAACTTGGATTTGGGGTGCGCCCTCCATACAATTATAATATTCCAGGCGCGGGGTTCAAACACAATTAACCACCTAACAATCTTGCAACAGCATTAAGACCTAGATTGAACAAACTAGGTAAATACTCTTGGGCTTTTGAGACAATGGAGTCCCAAATTTCTTGCAAGTGTAGAGGATTCTCGTGGAAAGCAGGCACTTTCTTAACAAGCTCTAAAGCTCCATTCCATGTTTCAACAGGTACCCTCGAGATGTTAGTAGCACGCCAAACATCGAGAGTAGCATATTCAATAGAAGCACCAAACGTCCAATAACCAACTTGAGGGTTGGGTATAGTAGTATTGGCAGCAGGAGGAATCTGAGCATAAATAATAAGAGCTGGAGTATCGAGTTCCAATGGGTAAAAGGAGTCAACTATGTTCGAACCAGTTGTGGTAGAATGTTTCTGAGTCAAAAAATCTTTGATATCATTTGGCTTAAGAAAACCATACAAGCCATTATCAGCTCGCATTTGAGTAGCATCTTCAGAAGAGCTAAGTGTACCAAAATTGTTAATATAATCAGGCCACCATGATTTAACAGTTAACTGTAAACCAGCAATAACACCCTGCCTTGCAGTCTCAGCAGCAGTGTTAGAATACATTAAGGAAGCACCATTAATGCGTAAACCTTGAACAGATGTAATATTTGAGAAAAACTGATTCAAAGTAAGATGACGGAAACAATCATTTCCGGCAGGTAGATTATATTGAACATTTTGTAATCCAAGGGTAATAACGGTAGGAGAACTAACACTAAATGAATAATATCCACTAGATGGAGGAGTGAGTGTTTGAATGGCTGAATAACCAGTGGTAGAAGCCCACAATAGTTGAACAACAGCATCACGCTCACCACCTTTACTGTACCTATTCATAAAAAAGGTCACATTAACACCACCAATACTGGCAGAAGACTGGAAAGTCAACGTGGTTCCAAGATCGAACCAAACGAATCTTTCCTGTTCCTCGGAGTCACCAGATGGTGTACCACACAGCAAGAGAGGGCCATGGGGTTGATAAAGAGTAGTAGGGACAGCATAGCACAAGTGGATACCAACAGCATTATTAGGGGCAAGTTGGATAGTAGGTGTAACACTCGGTAATTGTACCAAAGTACCAAGTATAGAAAAAACATAAATAGAAGCCAAACCAGCGGGGTTTGAATCATAAATGATGGCAAAACGCTCAGGATTACGGAAGATTATTGCAAATGTATCCGTATTTGGCATCTGCTTACCAGCAGTACCAGGAGGTAGCCATAAAGCATTCTGTCGTTGCCATGGAACAGCAAGAGCAGTAGCTTTTTCGGAAAATTGGGAAGACCAACGAATAGCAGGTGTACTTAAAGGAAGCATAACTACTTCAGCACATTTACGCAGTGCAAGCTCAGTGGAACTGACTGTACCACGCAACTTTTTCTTTAAGTTGGCTCTACCAACCTTTCCAGGGGCATCAAATTTTTCTTCTACAAGATTGAGATTTCTTATACGAGGCATTTTTCGACGTTGTCTAGGCATTTTCATATCCTTGACTTCTTTTCTAACTTCTTTTTTAACGTCTTTGTTGACGAGTTTTGTTTTGAGTTTCTTGTTCTTCATTTTTCTTCGCGGTTCTTGTTTCGCTGACATTGCGAATAATAGTAAGTTTAATATTCCCGCGGCAATGTCAGCAAGCCTGCACTATTGCAAGCCTGTAAAAATGGTGAACAATTGTTCTTCCGAGAGTCGAGTGGTTTTAGCAACTTGCCACTCGACATCCTGTATTTTATTTCTCGGATGATTAAAAACCCAAGCATCGACAACTTCTCGACACTTATAATACTCATATGCCCAAGGGAACAAGCCGTTGACCAGTGCATAAAATCTAGCTAAACTGATTGCATCATTATGTTTGTGACGCCAGCGCAAACCCGAAATAAGTTTATCTCTTCGACCACCAGCAACAGTAATATGCATTTGCCTCTGTTGAAAAAACCTTTGAACAGGTTTGTGAGACAAAAAGACACATTCGTTGATGAGTTTCAATTCGATATCTATAATTTCGAGATACACTCCATAATCAGCTAGAATATCCACCATAACTTTTGGATTAAAATTGATGGAATCACTAACTTTAGCACCAAGCACATCATCACCATTAACCTTTATTATCATATCGGTAAAATAAGAGGAAACGGTGGAACCAGGATTTTGAATTTTGTAAGGTATGTATAATTTAGCAAACATACCAATACCATTATCTGAACCAGTTAAAATCTGACCACTTTTTTGTGAAGGCAATTGAAGTACATTACCAAGCACGCTGGCATAACCAGCATAAACTTCATTATAATAGGCGTGGACAGCTTTTGTGTAAACGGGCGGTAGATATTCAGCTCGAACATCTCTAATAAGACCCGCAACTTGTAAATTATAAAGGGCATCATATGATGAAGCATCAGCATCAAAGCATTGTTTTTGATTCGGTGATTTCCTTATAAAATCTTTAACTTTACAAAAAATTTGCAAAAAACCAGGACCAGGAACATCAACACCTATAGTGGATGGTTGATTTAAATGATTCTCCATAAGAGAAGCATCTTGAACACCAAACAGCATTTGACCAACAAGATTCGTTGACAACGCTACATTTTGAAAGACACGTGTACGCACATCAGCAATTTTTTTAGCTGACAGAATTTCATCTTTCAAAGTAACACTAGATGGATGATGAATCTGTTCACCTTCAAACAACATAGAAATGCAATGTTGAATATACTTTGATTCCGATTCAATAGCAGCCAATTTTGAGTTATACCAATAATACAAAGGCCAACCAGGACTCTTGGACAAATCCATTTCAGATATTGCCGAGTCAAAAGACTGCACATATGAACCAATAAAATAAGGACCAAATTGCGTTCGAATTACATCTGCTAGTTCATCAAGTAATTCTTGGGGATACATGACACCATCCAATGTATATCTTGTCATTGCTTTAAAAAGCGCTTCATTCGACATAACAGATGGCTCAAATTCGGTAAACCCCAACGTCACATCAGGCTGTAAACCCGACGCGGAATAAGACGAGGATCCAATCTGTCTAGCTGGCACATTAGCTACAACATCAAAAACCTTCCATAACTCATCGAAATAAGCCGGAGCTAAATCAACGTATCGCGGAAGATCTTTCGATAAACCAGTCAAGACAGGATTGAACCCCCCCACGAAGGGGGGGCAAGTCAGTTTTTTCGATTAAAAACAAAGTCCAAGAAATTCTTTGTAACAGGGACCATGTAATTGTTTTTATCTTTCTGACCTTTAGCAAAGTGAAAACCGACAATTTTACCGGATTCACCAATAATGGGCGATCCACAATCACCATTTAAAGTGGAGGAAGTATAACCAACTTGTAAACCATATAAACCATGTTCTACTTCCGTATTAATAACACCTGGGCAAACAATTATTCTACCGTTTTCACCAGAAGTAACAATAGCAACAGCCATGTTCTTATGTATAAGAGGCGAAAAATCAGTAGGTTTGTTAACCTCAAAACCAACAGGAATAGTTCTAATCAACTTAAGTTCTGTATTTGGAATAGTGAGTGAATTGATTTTACGCAAATCAAAATCACGGTTATTCTTACCTACCATTTTCACGGGCAGGCTATGCTGGTTGGTTATTAAACCACTAGTGGTAATAACACCTGAATTAATCTTTTGACCTTTATCGTCAAGTAATATAACACTTTTAAGGGCATTAGAAATATCAAAACGCGAAGAGTCAGGTATCATTGCTTCAAACTTTAAATCATCAAGTGATTCTGCTTCCAATAATTCAGAAGATTCAGAAGAATCACTCATTGGGCCGAATAAGTCATCATCAGTGGATTCTTTAAGAGAAGTATCAACTTTCGTTTGATTTTTGGCTAACTGCTCCAGAACAAACTTCTCTTCCTCCGCAGAAATATCTTCGGGAGGTAATTCTATTTTTTTTTTGACTTTAGAAAAGTCAGGCATGGGCATTTTGATAGCAGGTTTTAAATTATAAGCAGCCATATCATTAGACTCAACAAACTTTGCTTCAACAACTTTCTTCCACACCTCATTGAGTGCAGCTCGAGGACTCTGTATCTGATCAAAATCTTTTTCAGTTTTTGCCATTTTTGCAAGATCATTGATCCTAACCTGCCAACTTTCACAAGCTTTGGTGTCTACAATTTTCCTTGAACGCTTCAATCTAGCATCAGTCAACTCAGTTATTATACGATCAACACGAATGACAAAACTGTCATGTATAGGTTGTTTTTTAAAAACCTCTTTATCAAACATAACCGGTTTAACATTAGCAGACTCAAGCAATTCATCAAGTTCATCTCTAAATTCAAGTTCATGATCACCAGTTAAATGCAAATCAACAATCTTATTATCACCACTACGAATTATACGCCAACGACCAGCATCTAACATTTTTTGTGTAAATTTAACTTTAGCATAACTTTGGTCTTTGGTATTGTAACTATAGATTTTATACAAATCCGGATCAGAAACAGCGAAACTTTTTCTAATAATAGGTCGGAATGGAAAACTATTTTCTGCTTCAAGTTTTTGAACTTCGGGCTTAGCAATTTTTTCCTTCAGATAAAATAAAAACATAACAACAAGCTTAAACACAAACCAAGCAAGCCTACATACACAAGCAAAAAGAGCAACAACAATACTGAGAGAAACAATCAACAAAATTAATTCCTCTACAGTAAATATACTGGGTTTTATATCAAAAAAAGTAAGAACATGTGCAACTTTTGGCTTATTAAAAACACCAAACCTAGTTTCAACAAAATCTTCTGGGTCAATATAGTGTTGCAAAGACGCAAGAGCCAATTTAAATTTCGTTGTTGAAAAAAAAGTAGGGTCATTTATTTCGGCATCAATTCTTTCATGTCGTTCATCATCTTGATTATAGTTCGCTTCAAGCAAACATTGCAAATCAGCTTCTGCTCCAGCATTAGTAATCATATCAAGCAATTCAAGTTTACTAATTTCACCTGTAAACATATAAGAGACAAGACGCTTAATAATAAAACAACGCAAGAACCACTTAAAATCACGCCTATCTTTATAGACAAATTTGAATTTAGATTCTTTTATATATGTTCCAAATTTTGCCTTTTCCAAAGCGGGAAGTAATTCCCACTTCTGTGTTTTATATGATTCCTTCATAGCAGTAATGTAAACAGTAGTAAGATTAGTCTCATCAGGGATAGGAATAAACATTGAAGCAAACGAATGAACAGCTTCAAGAGTCTTATCAATTCCTTTTCGCAATTTATTAGTTGGTCTAATACCATCAGCAGCTATAGTAACAGCCTCTAAGCTGGTATCACTATTATTACTAACTAAATCATCTAAATCAGATGCACCATCAAAACCAAGAAGTAAAGAACGTATAGCATATGTAATAAGACTTATTTTTCTATAAAATTGTACATGTAAACGCTTTGGAACAAGAAAATCAATAATAATATAACCAGCAAAGACCACAAAACCACTCAACTTCAAAAGTGAAAGTATAAATGAGAGAACAAACTGTCGACGACTCTTTATTTTCTTACCTTCTAAACGACGATCTTTAATAAACTTTATAATAAACGCAAGAATAAAGGTAACAACAAAGATAATACCAATACCACCAAGCACAAGAAGAGATTTACGGATAAAAGCATTCCAATCCGCATGACCTTTACGATGAGCAGCCTCCTGCTTAGGATCTTCATCAAAAATTGCAGGAACATAAAATTTTGGAGGAACTTTAACATCAACAAACGGAATCTGTTCGGCAATTGTAATTTCTTCTGGAGGAGCACTAGGAATAGGTAAAAGTGGATCAACAGTGGCATCAGGACAATTATCTGGAATTATTATAGTATCATCTACGAAACGTTCATTCAACTTACTTTTAATATCGGAAAGGACTAAACCAACCCCTGCACTTGCCTTGTGGGCAAATCCACCAATTTTGGTAGAAACAAAACTAAAAGGATTGGCG